GTGGAAGTAAAGTTATTAGATACATTAGTCCAACATCTGGAATTACAACTGTAGTAACAACTTCTGGTGCAAATGCTTTAATATCGCAGATTGAAAATACATCTTTACTTAATGATGGTTTACACATAAAAGTAAATCATAAAAATCACGGTATGCATTCTGATTTAAATAGAGTTGTTTTATCAAATATTAAGAGTGATTCAATTCCAACTAGATTGACATTAGATTATTTAACTTCAAATTCAGGATCTATTAGTGTAGCAAGTACAGCAGTATTTGGTACTTTTGAAAATGTTTCAGTTGCAGCAACAAACCCAGGTTATATTGTAATAGAAGATGAAATTATCTCATATACTGGTGTCGCTAATAATCAATTAATAGGTATTACTAGAGGAATAGATGGCACTAGGTCATTTACTTACCCAAGTGGAACGATTGTACGAAAGTATGAATTGAATGGAGTATCACTTAGAAGAATTAATAAAGAACACTTCTTACAAGATGCAAGTGCAGAAAATCCAATCGGGTTAGATTATTATCATATAAAACTCGATATGTCATCCAATGGAACTAATCGTTCTGTAGGAACATCATTCCCTAAATTATACATTAATGAAACTAAGTCGTGTGGTGGTAATTTAATTAATGCAACACAAAATATTCAGTTTGAAGCAGTTAGACCAATTGTACAAACAATGGTATTACCTTCAACTAATATTAGTGCAACTATTAAAACTACAACTGCAACAAGTATAAGTGGCAATGAAGTTTCATTTGTAGAAACTGATTCAGTTGCAATGAATATGAATTCCCACACATATTTTAATACTCCAAGATTAATAGCATCTAGAGTGAATGAACTTAATAATTTATCCACTTCACCTGGAAATAAATCTTTGTCAGTTACATTTAATTTAAGTACCGAAGATTCGTTTATTTCTCCAGTGATTGATTTGGATAGAGTTGGACTTATTTTGGTCACTAACAGAATTAATAATGTAATTGAAAACTATGCTACTGATGGTAGAACTGCATCTATTTTAGAAGATCCTTCGGCATTCTCCTATGCAACTAATGTAATTCGTTTAGAAAACTCAGCAACATCCATAAAAGTTTTATTAGCAGCATATGTTAATAACTTCAGTGAAATAAGAGCGTTCTATGCGATTTCAAATACTTTAGAAAGTGAAATGATTTATTATCCATTCCCAGGATATACTAATTTAGATATTAACGGTAATATAATTGATATTTCTAATAATAATGGTTTACCTAACAAATTTGTATCTAAGAACACTACTCTTGGATTTGATAGTAAGGAACTAACTTTTGCTGATTATGAATTCTCAATAGATAATTTACCTGAATTTAGATATTTTAGTATAAAGTTAGTAGGTACTTCGACAAATCAGGCATTCCCACCAAGAATAAAAGATCTTAGAGCGATTGCACTTGCATAATTATGGAAAGACGATTTTTAAATGTGGATGGACATCCTCATCTCGTTAGGGATGTCCATACCAATGCTATAATAAACACAGATGAACAATCTCATAAAGCATATCTATCTTTGAGAAATGCTAAAAAGAGAGAATTTGGTACTATTAGAAACATTCAAAGTGAAATGGATCAGTTAAAATCTGATGTTAGTGACTTAAAATCTGATTTAACTGAAATTAAAAATTTATTACGAAATTTATCAAATGGAACCTAATAAAATACAATTAAATGATATGAATAAATCATTTGAATATGAGAAATTATCTAGAGATATAGATAATATAGATGATATTGTTAGTTTAAAAAATCTTGCAAAATCTTATATAAAATTATATCTTTATCAGCAAGAAGTTCTTTCTAACTTAGGAAAATTATAAAAAAATGGCAAAACCATCATCACGTCAAGAACTTATAGATTATTGTTTACGAAAATTGGGAGCACCAGTTTTAGAAATCAATATTGCTGAAGAGCAAATTGAAGACTTGGTTGATGATGCAATACAATTTTTTCAAGAGAGACATTTTGATGGTGTTTCTCAGATGTATTTAAAATATCAGATAACTCAAAACGATATTGATAGGGGTAGAGCAAAAATGGGTGGCGTTGGTATCGCCACAACTTCAGCAACTACAAATATTGCAGGCACTCCAACAACATTTAATTACTTTGAAACCAGCAATTATTTGCAAGTACCTCCATCAATTATCGGTATTAATAAAATATTCCACTTTGAAGGTTCAAATAGCATTTCAAGTGGAATGTTTAGTATTAAATATCAACTATTTTTAAATGATATTTACTATTGGGGTTCTACTGAATTGTTAACTTATTCTATGGTTAAAAGATATCTTGAAGATATTGATTTTCTTTTAACCACACAAAAACAAATAAGATTTAATCAAAGAATGGATAGATTGTATCTTGATATTGATTGGTCAAGTTTAAGAGCAGGAGAATATTTAATAATAGACTGTTATAGAGCATTAGATCCAAGTGATTATTCTAGAGTTTGGAATGATTCTTTCTTGAAACCATACTTAACTGCATTAATTAAACGCCAATGGGGTCAAAATCTTATCAAATTCCAGGGAGTAAAACTTCCAGGTGGAATTGAATTAAATGGTAGACAATTATATGATGATGGGCAAAGAGAAATTGATGAGATTATGAATAAAATGTCTTCAACATACGAATTACCACCTTTAGACATGATCGGGTAATTTTATATGGCACTCAATCCATTTTTTCTTCAAGGTTCAATAACCGAAAGAGGTCTTGTACAAGACTTAATAAATGAACAAATAAAGATTTATGGTGTAGATGTTTATTATATCCCTAGACAATATATTAATGAAAAAACTATTATTGAAGAAGTAGTAAATTCTGACTTTAGATATGCATATCCTATAGAGGCGTATGTAGAAACATATGATGGATATGGAAACTTAGGAACCTTGATGTCAAAATTTGGAGTACAAGAATTAGATGATTTAACATTAACAATCTCTAGAGAAAGATATGAAGTTTATTTGAAACCATTATTACAAAATCTACCTAATATTAAATTGTATGATAGACCTAAAGAAGGTGATTTAATTTATTTTCCTTTAGGTGATAGGTTATTTGAAATTAAATATGTAGAACATGAAAAACCATTTTATTCATTAAAAGGAAATTATACTTATGAATTAAAGTGTGAACTGTTCAGATATAATAATGAAGTTATTGATACTGGAATAGAATTTATTGATGATAATGTACAGAATGAAGGATATACTCAAACATTTAAGATGATTGGTATTGGATCTCTTCCAGTTGCTACTTCTGGATTAGTTTTTGGTGGTGTAAGATATATAACCTTATCGGATAGAGGAAAGGGATATAAGTCAACTCCTACTGTAGCAATTTCTTCGTCACCAGATCCATCGGGAACTGCATCTGGAATTGCAACCATGATTGGTGGTATAACTGATTTATGTGAACCGAATGCATCATTACTTAGAATACAGGGTATTGAACTAACAAAGACTGGTTATGGGTATACAATGGCACCATCTGTAGCATTTATAGGTGGTGGTGGAAGTGGCGCAAAAGCAACTGCAGTTATAGGTAATGGTATAGTTGGTATTATTACAATAGTTAACGGTGGTTATGGATATGCAGAACCACCGATAGTTACATTTTCTGCACCAGGAACTTCTTCTACTGCAACAGCAAATTTAACTGCAAATATAAATTCATCTGGATTTGTAACCTCAATTTCTATAAATGATCAACAAGGATTTTTTGATAATACAAGAGAATTTAGTTTCCCAAATCCAATACTGAATAATGCAACAGTATCATCAGTATTAAATAGTAATTCAAATATTTTAAGTATTTCAATAACCAATCCAGGTGCTGGTTATACTACTGCAGTTGCAAACAATATTAAATTTACTGGTGGTGGATTAACAACATCAACATATAAATTCGGATCAACAAGTGGTTATTTAAATGGAACTACACCAAATATAGTTTCAAAAAATGTTGGTTCTGATATTTTCAGAAACGGTAGAGTAGACTTTTTCTTAAAGTTAAATTCTGGTTATCAATCTGGAAATTTAATACGTTCAAATGGTCTATATGGGTCATATGAGTGG